AACTGTGTCTGTGCTATCACGATATTCCAAATAAAATTTATTATATAAACTCAATTGGTCCAGTATTTGCTTTTTATGTTCAGCACTAACAGTTCTGTATTCGGTTCCAGCACTAGTGCGCTTGGGACGATATGGAATTACAATAGTATTCATAGTATTCGGTATCCTGGTCGTTTGCTATACAGTGCAATATACAATAAATGTCTAGGTGTGTCTAACTTTGCGGCGGCTTCATCCAAATTTTTATAAACAACACCATGTATTTCTACTTGATTGCTAATAATTTTTTTGGTTTTAGTACGACGACGACTAGGACCACGATTCAATTGTGGATTTCTAGTATATGGATTGATATAATTGCTCCAGTATAAATTTTCCACTCTGTTGTCGGTACTATCATTGTTGTAATGATAAACATACTGATAATTATTGGGATTTGGTATCCATGCCAATGCTACCAGTCTGCCTAAATTTCTAGTGTGCTGACGACGATTTTTATACAAACCAATTTTATATTGATTATCAGCATATAGTCCTACTTGAAGTTGTCGCAATATTCCATTTTTATTGCGAAATACTTCTCCATCACGAGTTACAAAATAACCAGGAAATTCTGGAATTTCTTTTAGTAATTTATCCGTTGACTTCGTCTGCATAATAGTATCCTGGAGTATTACGTTTGATACGCATAATAATAGCACTGGCACTAACACAATGTGCTGCTTGTGCTGACATTACACTGGGAAATCTACCCAATGGAGTAACAACAGCACGACAACGACCATCAATAATTGGTTTTACTAGTGTATTATTGACATATCCCCATGAACTATAATCATTGCCATAATGACGATTTATTTGTTGTTCGCCACGCATACATCTGTATCTAATAGCAGCGGTTTTTACTCCATAGTGTTGTGCTGCAGCCATTTGACTGGGAAATATTCCATCAGGAGTACGCACAGCACGACTATTTTTTGAACTCATATATATATTCCTTTTGTTTATTTATCTCTAATTTGTTTATTATTAGTTTTTTATTAGTGAGTGGGCTAACACCCACTCGTTTCGGACTTAGCAGTCCTCAACATTTTTTTTCTTTTTTTGTTTTTCTAAACACCGACGTATGTAACCAAGTATATTTGTATTTCTTATCTCTTGACCCAGGAGCACATAGGCACCCTTGTTTTCAAGGATACCATTTTTGACCCTATCGCCATAGTGTCGGCAGTTGCATTTTATGACTAATACTGCTTGCTCTGGGCTCTGTCCTTACCCTACACAACACGATTTCTAAGAGAACCTCGGCGCTAATGTTCTCATGACAAGCATTTTTATGTACTAGATTTAGAATAGACTATTACTAATCCATTTACCATTACGATGTAGGAAATTTCTGTAGTCTCTGACATGCGTGACTAATAATTTTAGGCATCCAACCGCGTCGTTGGGTAGTCCTACAAAGCGACTGCTATCTCAGTCTTATACTCACCGTGATTCCCACGGATTGTGCGGCATACTTCTGCGCGATGCTAACGCTTATGATAGTTATCGTTGTCTGCGTTGTAATTCAGCAGCCAATGCTGGATGCTGAAAGTCAGCAACAACAGTTTTCACAGCCCATTCTAGATACCAAGTTGGTAAGTCACTAATTAGTGTACCCTTGAATTTACCAAAACGAATAGTGCTGGGTATAATGTGTGTGTCTGTGTTAGGAACTTTGGAATGCTGTTTGGCACGTTCACAGTCCCATTTTCTTGGCTTTGACTTGACATTGGGAGTATTTACAACAGGAACATTTCGTAGTCTATGCTCTCTATTTGTGTTGCTATTCCAGTTTAGTTTTGCCATCGCTGTCTCTATAGTTATTTAGCAAATACTACAGAAAACTAACAAAAATAGCACTGTTTTTGGGCAAATTTGACGATAAATAAGCACTGTGCTATACTAGCATTTCTGTAGCGAATTTGGAGCAATCAAATGTTTCACTTTTTGGTAATCGTACTGCTGATTGTGATCGCTTGGGCATATTTGTCTCAACGCAATACGGTTGAACTTCCTCAGCAAAGTATCGGCAATGCATACTGCCATGACATCATTCAACTAGTACTTACTAGTTCCGATACTCAAAAATTTGTAAATTTGAAGAAAAAGTACATTGTGTTGCATCGCGAATTCTCAAAAAATTTGCTTGATCTTGAACAGCAACTAAAAGTTTCAACTAACAATGACATTCAAATTCGGCACGACATGCTAAAAAACAACATTTCTCAACTGAAATTTGCCATTCATTGGCTTACTCAGGAAATTGTAAACTTGGAAATCAAGCAGCAATCCAAGTTGGTCAAAATTTGACAATAAATAACGCTTGTGCTATACTATGTGTTCTGTAGCAGTGTTGCACTCTAAAAGTTAGGAAGTTAGAAATGGAATTTGTAGTGTTTATGTTTGTGTGTGCTGTTGGTTTTGTCGTAGTACAATCTCAGCGTAACAGCAGCAAGGCCAAGTTTGGTCTAACACAACAACAACTTGATCAACTTAGTGATAGTCTTGAGCAAGATTATCGAGATAAATTTGGAAACTAAAATAGCATATTATTATTGTCAAGCACTGACATCTAAATAAAGATGTAGAACTTTTGCTATTTTACAAATCTCCACCAAGCCCATAGTCATCTATGGGCTTTTCTATTTCTGAAGTAAATTGTCTACGATACATAAGAATGTAAGTAGTGCTGCCATTGTTATTACGACGGCTTAGATGATTGCCGTGTACTCGATATCCCATTCTGATATATCTCAAAAATCTAGTGCGATCAAAAGCAGTGGGAATCCAACTTAGATCATCAGTGTATTCTTGTCCCATGATAAATAGTATTTAGACATAGTATAATCACATACTGTGTTTTAGCCATAGTCTACTAATACATTTCCCGTTATTAGTATTTTGACAGTGAGTTTCTCACTGTCATTTTTTTTGTATAAATAATATAAGTATCGGCGCAAATCACCGAGCAAACAACTCTTCGGAGGGAAACAATGTTAGTAAACAAAGACGCAACAGTCAGTGAAGTACTGACCGCAAAAAAACACAAAATGGGTGGTGCTAGACCAGGCAGTGGTCGCAAGCCCGGTTCCAAAGTTATCTCAATAGAAAAACTCAAGCAGCAATACACTAGCACAATTGGAAAATCATTTGAAGAAGTAGTAGCCGAAACTTCCATGATTTTATTCAACAACTTTCAGCAGGGTGTCAATGTTCAGGATCATGTTAGATTTATGACTCATCTAATGAAGTATTTTGTTGAAGCACCTGTTGAGCGTATTGAAGTAGTCAACCCACAAGAAATACCTGACGATGAAGTCAACATGCGCGTAGAAGCACTAATAGCCAGAGCCAAACTAAGTAGCAATGAAACCGCTAACCAAGGCTGAAAAATTAGAACTGTTAGCACTGCTTGAAGAACAAGAACGGCGCAAACAATATCGGCAGTGGACCAAATACTTTGCCAGTGAACAAAACAGACAGCAATATCCCAAGCATATAGAGTTTTTTGATGCTGGCAACAAATATAAGTTGCGATTATTCATGGCTGCTAACCGTGTTGGTAAAACATTGGCAGCAGCATACGAACTAACTTGTCATCTAACAGGCAATTATCCAGAATGGTGGACAGGCAAACGATTTACTAATAGTACAGACTGGTGGTGTGCCGGTAAAGACAGTAAAACAATATTGGCAATTCTTCAAAATACACTGTTAGGACCAGTAGGATCATTTGGAACAGGCATGATACCTGGCGATGCTCTTGATTTAGAAAGTCTCAAAGACGCTAAAAAAGCAGACACTGGAATTAGTATATTTAGAGTAAAACATGTCAGTGGTACTCACAGTAGTGTAGAGTTCAAAGCATACGATGCAGGCAGAACAAGTTTTGAAGGGACTGCCCGTAGCATATGGCTAGACGAAGAACCACCTCTTGATGTGGCAACTGAGTGTTTATTGAGAACAGCCACCGGCGATAACATTCTAATGATGACATTTACTCCGCTCAAGGGCATTAGTGAAACTATTTTGAATTTCTTGGAAGGCAGCCAGTTCTGTGAAGGGCCTGTTGGAATTGGTAAGTACGTAACACTTGCCTCATGGGATGATGTGCCGCACTTATCAGAAGAAGACAAGCGTATATTGTTGGCTAGTATCCCTCCATTTCAGCGTGATGCCAGAACACGTGGCATTCCACAACTTGGTGCTGGAGCCATATACCCAGTGCCTGAGTCCGAAATAACGGTGCCAAGATTTGAAATTCCCGACTTCTGGCCAAGAATATATGGTCTTGACGTAGGATTCAAAAAAACAGCAGCAATATGGTTAGCACAAGATCCAAATACCAATGTATGGTATGCTTATGGAGAATATTATCGTGGTGAAGTTGAACCAAGTGTTCATGCATCAGCCATACGAGCAAGAGGAGAATGGATTCCTGGCGTTATAGACACAGCAGCACGTGGACGTAGTCAAATAGATGGACAAAATCTTATGACTATGTACAAGGATCTAGGTCTAAAAATAAATGACGCAGAAAAAGCAGTAGAGGCTGGTTTATATACAGTATGGGACCTACTTAGCAATGGGCAAATCAAAATTTTTGCAGATTTGAATAATTTCTTTGCGGAATATAGAATGTACAGAAGAGATGAGTCTGGTAAAGTTGTCAAAACTAATGATCATTTAATGGATGCGTTTAGATACGCAATTATGCGTAGAGAACTGGCCAAAATTGAAAGTCAAGTTGTAAAAAAACGCCAACCAAATGCAGGACTTCCTCAGAATATAGGATGGGTATGACAAAAGAAGCAAAGAGCAAATATTACGCACATAGATCAAGAGCGCGAGCATCTAATATAGATTGGAATCTAACATTTGATGAATGGTATAACTGGTGGCTGTCTACAGGTAAATGGTCACAGCGTGGAACTGGAAGTAATTGTTATCACATGTGCAGATATAATGACACTGGTCCATATAGTCTAGACAACATTTATTGCGACACTGCCAAAAATAATGTAGGTTTGGCCAATAAAAACAATCCCAGACTTGGTTTCAAACGCACTGATGAAAACAGAAAAAAGTGCCGTGAAGTAAATATAATAAAGTGTAAAAAAGTAAAAATAAACGGAATCGTTTACATTGGCATGCGAGAAGCCAGCAGACAAACAGGAATAAGCAGATCGTTACTGTACTACAGACTAAAACGCAATATTTCTGGTTATGAATACGCATAAATAATAGACTAACAGGAATAATTATGAATGAATCCGACAGAAAAATTGTTGAATTGGCACTGGAACGATTTGGCCAGGCAGAAGAAGCAGAAGCAGAGTTCAGACGCGCCTTCAAAGAAGATTTGCGCTTTGTGTCGGACGACCAATGGGACCCACTTGCCCGTCAGCAAAGAACCGAAAGTTCTCGTCCCTGCTTTACTGTTGACCGCATCAATCCAGCACTCAGACAAATCGTAAACGAAGAGCGTCAAAACAGACCTAGTATTGAAGTACTGCCTAAAAGCGATGGTGCAGATCAAACAGTTGCCAATACTATCGAAGGTCTGATCAGACACATTGAGTACGATAGCAAAAGTGACAGTCAATTTGATCAAGCAGGTTGGTATGCAGCAGCAGCCGGTCTTGGCTATTTGCGAATAAGAAATGAATATGAAACTGATGTTAGTTTTGATCAGAAATTACTGATTGAAAGCATTCCAGATCCGCTAAGCGTATTTTTTGATCCCAATAGTGTTCAGCCAGATGGCAGTGACGCTAACTGGTGTTTTATAGTTGATCGTATACCCAAAGATCAATTTAGCAGACAGTATCCTGAAGCAAAATTGACTAAAGATGTTGAATCATTGGGTGGCTGGAACAATTACAATGCCAGTAACACTCAGTGGATAGATGATAAAACTGTACTGCTAGCAGAATATTACTATCGTGACTGGGAGCCAGCCACACTATATCAATTGCTAGACAATAATACTGGTGAAGTAATTGTGTCGTTAGAACGTCCACCACAGGATTTACTAGACACAAACATGCTGACTATACTCAATACCAGAAGTACAACTACTGCTACTATACGCTGGTGTTTATTGACTAGTACAGAAATTCTTGATCGCAGCACATTTGCTGGCAAACATATTCCAGTAGTCAGAGTAGTTGGTGAAGAGTATTATGTTGATGGTCAGCGTTATATTTGCGGCGCAGTACGCAGAGCACGTGACGCACAAAAACTGCTAAACTGGACCACAAGTTTACAAGCAGAAATTGTAGACCTAAACGCCAAAGCACCCTGGATTGGTGCAGCAGGGCAATTTGACACTTTTGAAGATAACTGGCGTGATGCTAATCGTAAAAACTTTGGTTATCTAGAATACAATACTACTGATGTCAATGGTAACCCAGTTGGACCTCCTAATCGTAATGCTGTTGAAGCACCAATTGCAGCAGTTCAAGCGACCAAAATGCAAAGTGTCGAGGATATAAAAGCAATATTTGGTATTTTTGATGCCAGTTTAGGTGCTATGGGCAATGAAACCAGTGGTGTGGCCATTGCAGCAAGAAAACAGCAAAGTGGTGTCAGCAATTATCATTACTACGATAATTTGGTTCGCGCTGTCAGACAAATTGGTAAAATACTGGTTGATGTTATTCCCTACTATTATGACACCAAACGTATGATTAGAGTTGTCAAGCCCAATGGTGACAATGAATTGGTCCTAATCAATGGTGTTGACAAACAGGGTCGCATGATTGATTTTAGTCAGGGCGAATATGATGTTGTGGTTTCAACAGGTCCTGGTTACAGTACTCGTCGTCAAGAAATGGTCGAAAAAGCAATTAGTCTGATTCAGGCATATCCACAAAGTGCGCCACTTATTGCCGATTTAGTTGTCAATGAAATGGACTTTGAAGGTTCTAAAATGATTGCTCGCAGACTACGCGCAGCAGTGCCACCAGAAATATTGCTAAGCAGCGAAGAAGAAACTGGCAACGATCTTGAAGGACAAGTTCAGGCTCTGACTGCTCAACTCAAGCAAGCACAGCAAAGTCTAGAAGCACTAAATGCTCATGCTGCTCAAGTTGAACAACAACTATCAGCAGAAAAAACAGAAAACATTCTAATGAAAATGAAGGCTGATGTTGAAGTTAGAAAAGCCGAACTTGATCAGGGTGTGAAAATGAAGGGTTATGAACTTGAAGAGCAGCGTACTGAACTTGAGTTCCTAATCAAAGAACAAGAACTTATTATTCAGCGTAAACAACTTGAACTCGAACAAGCAAAGTTGGCAGTTGCAGGTGTCAAAACAATGGCAGGCATTGAAGATAAATTATTTGAACGTGAAGCAGAAACCATTGAGCGAGTTGCCAGGGCTAAGCCAGGCGAAGGTGAAACAGACATTGGTGAAATAAAGTTCAATGCTCCAGAAGCATCAGAACCCAGCGAACTCAAAGAAGGACCAACAGGGTTAGGTCGCGGCATGGGTGGAGCATTAGAGTAAAAAAGGGAGTCTAAACTCCCTTTTTCTAGTTTTCTGCTGCTGTAGAATTTTTTACACCGTGCAATAGACTCTTACCCGTTACGACATAAAAAATACCGTCGATAATATAAGTTAGTAAGAATCCAACAACAAATATAACAGCAATAATTGCAAGAAATGATAATAGAATCATTATGTTTCCTACTGTCATGGTCCATAGAGCATCAGAAGTACCAACAAAAATAGTTCCAAATTTATAAGTAAGTACTATCCAGCCCAAAATAAATGGCAAAATAAACAATGGCCAGACAAATACACGTAAAAATCTAGTAAACATGATGTTTGTTTGTTGTCGTTACGATACTGATACTATACTACACTTGTGATTTATTGTCAAAAAACACGAATGTTGTAAAAATACGACATTTTATTTTTGTTTTCGGCGTATAAATAAATATATATGGTACTGGCGACATTAGACACCAGGTAAAACTACTCATACGAGGTTAGATAAAATTATGTTTGGTACTTTTCCCGCTACAGAAGTAGCATCAAGTCCTGCCGCAGAGGCAGCAAAGGCTGCGACTCCTAGTGATAATCAGGCCGAAGTCACTAAGGAAGTTGAAACCGCTAACACGGACGAACAATCAGCAAGTTCAACAACAGAATCAGAGGTCACTGCTGATTCAACCGACACTGACAATGTTGGTGATTCAAGTGAAACTGAAACAGAGTCAACAGCAAAACCAAAGCGTGGATTCGAACGAAGAATTGAAAAATTCAATCAGCGTTTGAGCGCCAAGGACCAGGAAATTGAGTATTGGAAACGAGTAGCACTACAACAGGGTGCAGCAGAGCCTAAACAGGAACCAGCAGCATCTAATGAAAAACCAAAGTTTTCAGACTATAACGACATTGAGGCGTATACAGAAGCACTGACAGATTGGAAATTAGGGCAAACACTACAGCAAGTCAAGCAGCAATCAACTGCCGAGCGTATGGCTCAGACTTACGAACAGCGTTTAGCAGAGTTTCGCAAGGAACAACCTGATTTCGATGAAGTTGTCAGTGAATTTGTTGAAGAATACGGACAGGAACAAATACCTGAAATTGTAGCCGTAGCAATGGAAAGTGAAGTTGGTCCTAGACTGGCATATTATTTGGCACAAAATGTTGATGAAGTTGAGCGATTGCAGCGTCTTCCTAGCCATCGCCGGTTCTTAGAACTAGGTAAAATTGAAGATCGGTTATTAGGCTCCAAGCAGCAAACACAAGAAAAGCCTGCAGAAGCGCCTAAAATTAGCAGAGCACCACAGCCAGTAAAATCGGTCAAGGGCACTGCCAAGGTTGAGAGTTATGATTTGCGTGATCCTAGTCTAAGTTATAGTGAATGGGTCAAGCGTCGTGAAGCCAGCCTAAGAAAATAAATAGGAAACATAAAAAATGTCTAACCAATTACTTACCATCAGTATGATCACGCAAGAGTCACTGCGTGTTCTTACTGGTTCTCTAAAATTCGTGACTAACGTTGCTCAGCGTTGGGACCAAGAGTTCGCAATCAAGGGCGCTAAAATCGGTCAAACCATCAACATTCGTAAGCCTGCTCGCTACTTGGGTCGTACAGGTCCTGTTGTTAGCATTGAGTCTCAAACAGAAACTTACGTTCCTCTAACACTCAATCAGCAGTACGGTGTTGACCTTTCATTTACATCACAAGAACAGACCATGTCCTTGGATATGTACAGTGACCGCGTTATCAAGCCTGCCATGGCTAACATTGCTAACCGTATTGATGCTTACGGTCTAAATTATCTAAGCCAAGTATACAACCAAGTTGGCTCACCTGGCAGTGCTGTAAGTTCACTATCAACTTATCTAAGTGCTGGCGTCAAACTAGACCAAAATCTAGCCCCACGTGATGGTTCTTGGAAGTTCCTAGCAGATCCTCAAACACAAGCAACTGCTACTGGTCTAGGTCTAAACCTATTCAACCCACAGCCAGTAATCAGTGAGCAGTACAAAAAGGGTCAACTAGCCCAGGCTCTAGGTTTTGAATGGTACATGGACCAAAACATGCCTGTACATACCAATGGTACTGCTGTTGCTGGTGCTGGTCAAGTTGACGGTGCTGGTCAAACAGGTGCAAGTCTTGATGTCAAGAGTTATGCTTCTGGTGCAACAATCACTGCCGGTACAGTGTTTACCATCAACGGTGTAAATGCTGTCAACCCACAGACCAAGGCTACTCTAAACGTTCCTCAACAGTTCGTTGTTCTTGAAGACGTTACACTAGACGGCGCTGGCGCAGGTACACTAAGTATCAGCCCAAGTATCGTAACCAGTGGCGCATTCCAAAACGTTAGTGCAGGTCCTGGCAACAACGCCACCATTACTATCGCCGGTGCCGCAAGCAATACCACACAACTAAGTGTTGCTTTCCATCCAGATGCATTCGTATTCGGCTGTGCCGATCTCGACGTACCCGGTGGTACAGACCGTGCGTTCCGCGCAACCGATCCTCAGACTGGTCTAAGCGTTCGTATCATTCGTGATTACAACGTTGTAACTGATCAGTGGATCACACGTTTCGATATACTATTCGGATTCAACACTCTCTATGAACAGTTAGCAACTAGAGTTGCCACATCCTAATCAGATAGGGCAATAAACAAAAAGGGAACTTAGGTTCCCTTTTTTGTTGCTATTTTCTTTATAGTAT